AATCAGGAGATGATAAGATATAGTCAAGAGAGAGAGAGGATTTGATTATGATTACATTTGGTATCGAAGGCTTTAAGCACAGGAAGATGATGGAAGAGTATGTGTTGAACATGCTTGACTATTTGGACATTAGTGATGATTCAGAAGCTGATATTGAGATTACTCTTACAGACCGTTGTGATGGTGATGCCGGTGGCTATTGTCATGGTGACCAAGAGCAAGTAGAGATTGAGCTTGCTACACACGTTCAAGACTATGAGATTCCATACGAGCGTCTGATGATTAACTTAGCTCATGAGATGGTTCATGCTAAGCAGCTTATCAGTGGTGAGTTAGCTGATCGTGGTGTCGTAGGTATAACTAACACACCTGAGAAGATCGAGCTGTCTATGAAGCAGGTGTGGAAGGGTGAAGAGTATATCGATTGCCCATACTGGGACCAGCCTTGGGAAAAAGAAGCATACTCGATGGAGAAGAATGTATTTAAAGCATGCTTCCCGATTGGACTTACGATATGAAGATGATACTTATTGCTACTGCATTAGCTGGACTTCAACCAATTTATGCAGATGAAGAAACATGTAACAAAGCAGTTATTGCTTTGAACCAATCTCAAGATTATTCTGATGCTGTGTGCATTCCAATGCCAGAGGGGACTGTTCGTGAGAATGAACGTACCGTAGCTATGGATCAGTTCTTCTACATGATGGATGTTCTTACTGACCTAGCTGAACGTGATAACCAATATGGATATTACGAATGATTGTCTCAGAGTTTAACTTCAAGAAGATTCATGAGTATAAAGGTTATACGCTTGGTCTTGAATTCATGGAAGATAGTGATGGCTTTGATAAGCAATGCTATTCGATCTTTAAGTATCACAAGGATGATATCCATGAAAGTAATGGACAACAATACACACTAGCATCATATTTACATGTTGAATATTTATCGGGTTTTACTTATACTAGTAAGGGTGTGATAGAGAGCTTCAAGGAGAGAGTAGATGGCATTTCAACGAGCGGGTAAGTCCCATATGGCTTCGGCCGGTGCTTTGGATCGTAAGGATTCGCAAGCATATAGTATTGACCCTAAGAAACTTATTACGTTTCTTGGATCATGTGTGGAGCAGCTAGAACAAGCTAACCACGAAGACGCAGCGTTCTATATCGAACAGTTGCAAACGTACTTCGTAGAGGACTGGAAGCCTGGTCGTTCATTCGAAGAACCTCACCGAGTCCTCGGACTCTAACTTAATCCTGAAAGGATATATTATGACTAAAGTAAACAAAGCAATTGAACATTTGAAGAACCACCCTGAAGGTGTATCATGGGGTAATATGGCTAAATGGCTGAACACATCATATGATGGTGTTCGTGCTCTGATGAGCCAGGTTCGTAAAGAAGGTTATGTTGTCTATGCAAACAAAGGTGGCTTTGATGACCAAGGTCGTCAGCGTCAAACCAGCTATCGCATTGGCACACCTACGAAAGAAATGATTGCATTCTACTACAATAATGTAGGTGCTAAGCGTGGCCCAGTAGCTGCACGCTAAAAATATTGACGGAGGGCTGCGATGTAGTCCTCCGTTTTTTATTCTAAATTTATTTGTTTTTATGAAAAAAACTGTTGACCTTTTCGTGGTTATGTCCGATAATAAGATATAGTCAAGAGAGAGAGGAAATTTGATTATGGTAGATTACGGTACAGTATACAATGAGATTGATTCGTTTCTGCAGACCCGTGAAGGTCTTGCTAATCCAAAGAAACAACAGGATTATGTTTGGTTCGTTCGCGAACTAACTGGTATCTTTTGTGGCGCTGCTTTTGAGCATGATTTAGATACAAAGGACATTACTGAGTTTTTGGATCTGGTTCGTTTCCATACTATCGATGATATTAACACTAGTGGTGAATTGGTAGATGTGGCTGATCTTATCAGCACTAGTGTTTTGATGCATCCGTTGTATGAGATTACAGAATTTACTCTGATGAACTACAAGCCTGGTAAGGTTCAAGTTGGTCCAGGAGAGTTCTTCTTCTGCTTCTATGATTCTAATTCAACATTCGGTATCGATAACCAAGCTGGTTATGATGTGATTACAGATAATGTAACTACAGAGTTCAAGACATTGGGATCCAACTTTACTGACCCAGAGCTCTTGGATGGTTATGCTAATAGCCCCGATGTAGATCGTCTTCTGGTAGTTAAGCCAGTGTCCAATGCTAAGAAGCCTTTAGTTCGTAGTCGGTATGCATGCGTACCTACTGAGAAGTGGAGAGAAGCATTTACTCATACTGGCAAGAATGGTTCACTGGTTCTGGTTGCATAAATATATCAGCAATAAGAGGTTCCAATGAGTAGTGCTAAAGCCTTTGCTGATGAGAATGCAGCATTTAATAAACTTAAAAATTACCTTAACCGTAAGGCTGATGTCTTTCAAGCTCCAGCTGGAGCAGACGCTGGGTTTCCGGATTATGGATTTACAGTTTACTTAGATGACAATTCTACTGTTGATCTTCACATTGAGTATAAAAACTCACATACAGCACAGATGGGTAGTATGAGAGATTGGAACTTTGATGGCAGACAATTTAGTACACCAGACTCGAGTAGTGAACAGAAGGCTGAGTTAATTTCATTAATGAACAATACTCCTGTTGCTATTAAGAATGGTAAGCGACTATTGAAGGACCTTAAAACATTCTTCTCTACAGACGTTAAGTCCATATACTCAGGTTCACTGACCGTAATTAAAGACAAGCAGCAGCGATATAATTCTTTGATGCAGTTTGTGGAAAATACTAGAGACTATCAGATAGCTAACATTGCTGATTCGCAACTTGGTAATAAGATTATAACACATTACAAAAACAAGTTTAAGAAGAGTAGAGTTACAGGTAGAGCATCAGGTCACATTCTATTGATGCAAATTAAAGATGAGATGTGGTATCTCGATACATATGGAACTGTTACTCCAGCTATATTAGAAGAAGTATCGAAGAAGATTGGTGCAAATAAGACAATACAAAGGATGACAGGTTTGACTGCTCAATTAGAAGTTAGAATCCAACCGAGAGGGACTACATCTAAAGGAGCAAAACCTGTATCGATAGACGTGATGGCTAGCTACCGACTTAAAGGTAAGCCAGCAGGAGGAGCATCATTATGAGTTTCAAACAATTATTAAATGAGAATAAAAATACACATATGGAGCACATTGAAGATCTGATCTTCAATGAGGGTGTTGATGGTACACGTAAAGCTATCAACTTCCTTCGGGACATTCGTGATATGCTTGCTGGCTCATCTGGCCGCAAGCTATCTATGACTGTTAAGTGGGATGGAGCCCCTGCTGTTTTTGCTGGTGTGGACCCTAGAGATGGCAAGTTCTTTGTCGCCAAGAAAGGCATCTTTAATAAAGAGCCTAAGGTGTACAAGACACAAGCCGAAGTCCGTGCAGATACTTCTGGTGACTTAGCTGATAAGCTAAGCATTGCTTTGAAGTTACTCCCAGCATTAGGAATTAAAGGTGTCATTCAGGGTGACTTTATGTTTGGCCCCGGTGATGTTAAAACCGAAGATATCGATGGTAAGAGTTATCTAACATTCCATCCTAATACAATCATGTATGCTGTTGAAACAGGTACACCGTTGGCCAAACAAATTAAACAAGCCCAGATTGGTATTGTTTGGCACACAGTTTATACTGGCGATTCGTTTGAGACTATGCAAGCCTCTTTTGGCAAAGACATAACTAAGAATCTAAGACAAACATCAAAAGTATGGATGGATGATGCAACTTACAAAGACTATTCTGGAACGGCTACACTTACTGCTAGAGAAACTGCTCAACTTACTAAACAACTTAGTAATATTGGTAAACTTTTCAATAAAGTCAAGTCGCCGGTACTCAATACTATAGGTAAAGACCCTCAATTCCTTATCCGTATGAAAGCATTTAACAATGCATCTATCAGAGCTCGCGGCATCAACTTCAATAATGTCAATAAAGACTTGGAGAAGTACTTCGAGGACTTCATGCAGAAAGAAATTGATAAGGTCAAGACGCCTGCAGCTAAACAGAAGAAGGAACAAACAATCGGTAAGTGGTTGAAGTTTCTTCAGAAGAACCGTCAGCAGATTCGTATCATCTATCAATTGATGGGTATGTTAACTGAAGCTAAGCTAACTGTTATCGAAAAACTTAATCGTACTAGTCGTATCAACACATTCTTGCGTACAGCGTATGGATTCAAAGTAACTAACCAAGAAGGTTTTGTTGCTATCGATCGACTCAAAGGAGGAGCTGTCAAGATTGTTGACAGGATGGAGTTTAGTAAAGCTAACTTCAGCCCTGACATCATTAAAGGTTGGCAGTAATGCTTGAATTCGCTATCCTTGGTCTACATAGATCAGGCACCAACTACATTGCTAGAACGATGGACATCAACTTTCGTAAGACTACGAAGCTGAAGTTTGTCACTGGTAATGGTGCTCCTAATGATGATGGCAGTCGCAATGTGACACCGGACAAGAAGAAAGATGTATCCAAACATCTTTACGGTTATGAGTCACATGACATTCCAGTATACAATTTTGTTCTAATTCATAAGTCCCCTTATCAGTGGATCGATAGCGTAAAGTTTCGAGAGCTAGATTTCCGTAAGTTCTATCCTAATTCATTTGTCAATGGTGAGTGGAATTATAAGGAGTTAGCTAGAATATATAACGAGTTCCATATATACTGGAAAAATGCTGGTAAGCACCGTAACATACGATACGTCAAGTATGAAGATTTATTGACTAATACAGCGGAAGTGTTAGACGGAATTAAAGACCATTGGGAGTTAGATAAGAAGTTCGAAAGCTATACGATGCCTACGAGAGTGCATCAATCTACAGCTAACTTCGACCAGTCAAAATGGGATAAGCAGTTTTATACAGATTTACCATGGGATGCAATCGAACAAGTGAATGCAGGTATAAATAGGGATACAATGAGAGTTCTTGGTTATGATTTTATAGAAGATCGATCCGACAGGAGACATAAGAACAAAGATGCTAACAACGAGCAACAATCTTCATCCCAACTCGCCTTTGATTTCTAAACCTATAGAGGATAAACTGGTTGGTGAAACAACTATGCAATTCTTCGATAAGGACGGATATGAACTTAACAAACTTGAACAACTTTATTACGCTGCAAATGATGTGGACATTTCTGAGAAGCATTTATGGCACACCGCCAACCACGTATCGTGGATCATTGATGATCAGTCTAAATCCAGAGGTCCTGTAATCGACCATAGCCTTATCAACACAAGGTGGGCATATACTGGTGAAGCTAAACAGCAGATACTTGACTGGGTAGACAAGAAACCAGAATTAAGAAAGCTGTTAATGATCCAACCTAAATGGGGAATTGACTTCTCTTTAGATTGGATTGATGAGGAAGAAGCATTTGAACTATTTCATATCGAGTTAGATAGGTTTAGTTTTAGTGCAATCAACCACTATCGTACTGCTGCAGAAGCATTAATCCTGTCAATGGATTGGGAAGCAGCTGGTAAAGAAGTGAAGCGTAGGAAAGATGAGTGGATTGAGTTAAGTTCAGACGACCAAAGTGACTGGAAAGTACAACAATTTGGTTGGCATAGAGCTTTTGACAATCGAAAAGTACTTCAAAAGACATAAATAAGTAAAGAAATGAAAACCGGTAAGTCTAAGGAAAACCCGTGAGCACTGCAGTATTTACATTTGGACGTATGAATCCACCTACAATTGGTCATCAGAAGCTAGTTGATAAGGTATCTTCAGTAGCTAAAACAGCTAAAGCTAAAGATTACGTATTCCTTTCCCATACACAAAACAATAAAAAAGACCCACTGAATTACGATCAGAAGATTGCCTATGCCAAGAAAGCATTCGGTAACTCTGTGACTAAGTCTCGCTCTAAGACTATTATACAAGTCATGCAAGAGCTTGAGAAGAAGGGGCATGCCCATATCATAATGGTAGTTGGTTCGGATCGTGTAACTGATTTTGATACACTACTAAAAAAGTATAATGGCAAAGAATATACCTTTTCATCCATTCAAGTTGTATCAGCTGGCGAACGGGATCCGGACGCTGAAGGTGCATCTGGTATGTCAGCATCTAAAATGAGAGCTGCTGCGCAAGCTGGTGATGAGAACAAATTTAAAAAAGGACTGCCACCTAAACTGCGGTCTTCGGCAAGTAAGATATTTAATGACGTGAGGTCTATCATGGAAGACGAACATATCCCAGACGATGAACTAGAAATCATTGAGCATTGGGAAGTCCCTGAAGAAATGCTCTATGACGAAGAACAACTCGATGAGAACCGTGAACCACTGACAGTTCAACAAAGACGTAAAATTGGTCTCCGCATGAGACGTCTTGCACCTAGAATGCAACGGTTAAAGAAGATGAAAGCTAAACGGATGGCCCCGGCCGATCGTCTGAAAACGAGAGCTCGTAAAGCTGCTATCAACCTTCTTCGTAAACGTGCCGCTGGTAAATCTGGCGCTAACTATGCGACTCTTTCAACCGCACAGAAGATTGCTGTAGATAAGATGATTATGAAGAAACGTCCAGCTATTGCTAATATCGCCAAGCGTTTGTTTCCTAAAGTACGTAAAAAAGAAATGGAACGTCTACAAAAATTGCGTAAAGGTAAGCAAAACGAGGAAAAAATCGTAGAAGCCACGCAAGTAACACAAGACAAAGACATAAGTAAGCGTGGTGGCACTCAACCTGCTAAATATCACAAAGGCCTTTCGAAAGATACAAAGGCAAAGCGCGACGCTCAGTTCAAGAAGCAGGCTACCATGTCAGATGACAACCCAGCTGCCTATAAACCGGCTCCTGGCGATGCCTCCGCTAAAACGAAACTTTCCAAATTCACAAAAGCATATAGAGCAGAGTACGGTGAAGATGTCACACGTGCTGATGTTAAAGCTATTAATGTCAGAGAGCCGGATGGTAAGATTGCTATCCGTAAGACTAGGAAAGACGTTAAAGTCGAAGATGCAAATCAAGACGCTGCTAAAGCACGTATCAAACGTGAGAAGGAAGCAGACAAACAAAAGCATGACCGTATGATGGATCGTGCTAGAACACAAGATACAAGAACTAAGAATCGTCAAACTGAGGAGGTCAATGAAATGGCTCAACGAGGAAGACCAAAGAAATCAGGTGAAGTTGGAATTGAACAAATCCAAATGCAACTTCGTAAAGTCATTAGTCTTAATGGCCAGCGCCCTGTAGAATTTGAAGATGGTAAGAAACTTAAAATGACACCTTCTCAAGCAAGAACAATTGACAAGAAGATTAGTCAGTTGCGTATGCCTAAAGACAAACATCATTTTGTACAGTTCATTACCAAGTCAGCTGACAATATGAAGAAGGCTCTGGATCCAAAATTCACTAAACCTGAGCAGTTCAAATCATATCTGATGAATGCTGTCAAAGAATCTAAAGCGAGAGCAATGAATGAGAAGGTTGAAACACCTTCTGAACGTGTTCGTTTCCGTCACTTCTCTGAAGAGGTGCTCTTGGAAAAGGCCATGGCCGGACTTCAAAAAAAGGCTGAGAAGTCTGGCATATCATATGGAACGCTAAAGAAAGTTTATGACCGTGGCGTCGCAGCCTGGCGCACTGGTCATCGTCCTGGTACTACACCATCACAATGGGGTTTTGCTAGAGTCAATGCGTTCATCACTAAGAAGAAAAACGGTGGTCTTAACCACGATAAGGATTTAGCATGAGATCGTTCAAACAACATATTAATGAGAAAAAGCTGACTCCAGCTGAACTAAAAAAACGAGAAGATGTAGCTCAAGCTATCAAACGTGACAATCCTGACATGCCGATGGATAAGAAAATGGCTATCGCTACAGCGACAGCTAAACGTGTAGCTGAATCTCCTGAAGCATGGAAGAAGTGGAAGAAGACACCAGCTGGTAAACGGTATGCTGCTCTCTCACCTGCTGAGAAAGAGGCTAAAGCTAAACTTAACCGTGAAGGTCTAGCCCTCCGTGCTCTGAGAGCTAAAGGAACAGTTAAAGAAGAAGCATGCTGTGAAGAATGTAAGTATGACCATGAGATCACAGAAGCTACTCATCAGGGTAAAACTGTTAAGCTGAACGATCCAATCCGTACTAGCGAAGTTCCTTCTAAGAAATTTAAAGTATACGTTAAGGATGGAGATAAGATTAAAGTTGTCCGTTTTGGTGACCCAGGTCTATCTATCAAACGTGACGATCCAAACAGACGTAAATCATTCCGTGCAAGACACAACTGTGATAACCCAGGTCCTAAGACAAAAGCACGCTATTGGTCGTGTTATCAGTGGCGTTCCGGGTCTAAAGTAGACAGCTAGAATTATAAATAGGACAGAGGTAAAAACATGACTAAGAAGTATCAAACACTGGAAAGCGCGATCCGCTCCATTTACGAAGCTAAAATGATGAAGGTAAGCATCAAAGGCGAGGGTGTAGCTACTGTACCTGCTCGTTCTGAGAAAGAAGCCATCACCAAAGCATTTAGAAAACTTGGTATTGCAACCAGGTTTACTAGAGATGCTAGGTTCATGAAAGGTGTATCTGTATCAGAATCAGTCAAAGAAGTAGTAGCCGAAGCAAAAGAACAAAAAATTTATATGTTCAAAACTAAGGCAGAAGCAGACAAAAAGGCAAAGCAGATTAGTGGTAAGGTTATCGCCTTGACCAAACAAAACTTTGCTGTTGTCAAGGAAGATGTAACTGAAGAAGAAGTTCATGATAGCTGTGGTACCGAAGAGTGCTGCGGAACTTGCAATGAAGAACAAATTGATGAGTTAAGCAGAAACACTGTAAGTAATTACATGAGCAAGTCTGCAGACTCTGTATCTGGTAAAGATACTAAGACACAGGACAAGCGTATTAAAGGTCAGTCAATGGCTGATAAGAAATTGCGTAAAGCTGATGGTTATTCTAGTGATGCTAAAGTTGCTGCTACTGAAGAAGAAATTAAAGAAATGGAAGAGTTCGTTCAACTAGATGAGATTCTTCCTGCTGTAGCTGCTGTAGCCGGTAGAGCTGCTGCTGGTGCCGTTGCTAAAAAAGGTGGTGGTAAGGTTGCTCAGAAGGTTGCCAAAGTGGGCACTACAATGGCAGTTAACAAAGCTACTTCAGAAGGCGCAATGAGCCGTATGGCTACTCAAGATGCTGAAAGAGAGCGCCTCGGTCCTAAGAAAGTTAAAGGCACTGGTCTCGATACATTCAAGAAGAAACCTGCTGAGAAGAAACCACAGAATGAAGCTCAAGGTCAGCCAGTTGGCGTTAGTGTTACAATGAAGCACAAAACATCTGGTAAAAAGCAGACCACTAAGTTCCCTGGTACACACTCTGCTGTAGCCGGTGCTAAGTCACATATTGCTCAGATGCAGAAAAAAGGTTATACCGTACATAGTAAAGATCTGATGTATGGTAAGAATGAAGCCGAAGAAAAAGACAAGAAAGTCAAAGGCAAGGAAGAAGTTGCTATCAACCCTAAAGTGACTGACGTTGCTGAAGCTCGTAAAGGCCCATCTAAAGATGAAATCATGAAAGTAATTGGCAATGCGTCTAACGAAAGAGCAGCTATTGCCGCTTTGAAGAAGAAGTATAGAGTTCAAGATAAAGATGCCAAGCTAATGATGAAAGGCATCATGGAATCAAACGAGTTTGGTACATCTGAATTAACTAAAAATTATGTAGATGCGACACCTGGACAAGAAATTCCAGATGTTTCAACTGCCCATCAACATGTAGCTAAACCAGAGATTGCTCCTACAGCCAAACAAATGGATGAGATGGACGATACTGAAGAACTATCTACATACGAAAAATCATTAAAGCATGTATTGTCGAGACTAAAGGAGATTAACTAATGTCGGACGGAAAAAGATATGGTTTGAGCGACAGCCTTCTCGATGCAGTGAGAAGTGTTCAAGCTAAAGGACAAAACTTAGAAACATATGAAGAAAAGCACCGTGGACCATTGGGTGTAAATAAACAAAGCCCAAGCGCAGTTGTTGAAGAAAAGCCATTGGATGAAGCCATGTCTTCTAAAGAGAAGATGAGAAAAGGCCTTTACAATGGTAAAATGGATCCAGTAGGTAAAGCTGATAAAGACATCGATAACGATGGTGATGTGGATGACTCTGATGAGTATCTGCATAAGCGCCGTAAAGCTATCAAGAAGTCTATGGCTAAAGAAGCTGCTGGTTCTCGTTCACAAGATAACACCGGTGGGGAAACTGCACCAGTCAAACAAGGCGATTCTGATATTCATAAGTGCGCCAAGCAAGTTGCTCACGAAGAGTGGGGCAAAGGTGAAACTATTGCTGAAATGCATGGTGATTGGGATGAAGACGGTAATGTTCCTTGGTATGATGTGCTGTTTGCACATGGTATTGAGAAAGTCATGACTGAAGACTTAGAAATCATCTCAGAAATGAATCACGGTCACAAGAAAAAAGATAAGTAAAAAAGTTTAAATAGGAGAAGTAAAATGGCTTCATGGACAATGACAGACGAAGCTGCTGGCGTACCAAAATATTCAAACACCACACTTGGTGTTGTTGGTGCTTCATCAGGTCTTCATGCTAACAGCACAATCGGCGCATTCATCGCGAATACGTCTACAGGTGTTTTTGGTGTATCGACTGATGAGCTTGCATTTGCAAACAATGCCGCTAGTGGCGCAACTCCTCACGCTGGTTGGGTCCTTCGTAAAGAAGGTCAAGGCGGACGTGCAGGACGTGTTCAATATGAAGTACTCGTTGCAGCTTCCAGTATTACTGGTGACGCTGATAAAGACGATGCTTTGTTTGACGAAGACGAATAAGGAACTGAGTAATGGCTGACAAAAAAGTATCAGAACTGACGGAATTGACCGCTGTAGCAGGTCGGGACGAATTGTACATTGTTGATGATCCAGCTGGTACACCAGTCAGTAAAAAGGTTCAAGTTAATTCACTGTTTAGCTCGGTAGCTGCAAATACAAGTTTTGCAGGTACTGTAGCGGCAGCGAATGGTATTGTAACGCTCAACAAAGCTACATCTGTAAGCTCTAACAATACTACCACTTTGCTGGGTGCCGGTCTACAAGGAAGTATCTTCTGGGATGCTGATTACTTGTATATCGCGACATCCAACACTGTTGTTAAGAGGGTTGCTCTAACCGACTTTGATAGCTAATGAAACAAATTAATGATGGTAACTTCGGAGTATTCGCCGCGAAGTTTTATGATAACCCTGATTGTCTCGATATGTTAGAGTTTCAGGATGATATAAACAGAATCAAGTACATAAAGAGACTGTTTAGGAAATATCATGATTCAGGTGTTCTGAAGGAAAGATTGATTATCAACCATTTGGTTGTGTTATATAATGTTTTTGATCACGAAGCGTGTACAAAGATGCTGACGTTCAAATTGATTAATTACCTACCATATCTAAAACCATTTTTAGAGTTTTTGAATTATTGGCCAAATCAGATCGAAGGACTAGGTATAGAAGACGTAGTCCTTAAATCAGAGGAAGTAGAATCGGACGAGATAATCGTTCAAGCACTTGGGAAAATATAATGGCGACTGCATCACCAGCTATGGACTTTGTTGTTTTATTTCAACTAGTCAAACGTATTGCACAACCGTTTGAAGAATTCCCTGCCTTTGAAATGGGTCTGATTGATAAAGATGGTAAACGTATTCGTAAGGCTAAAACTAGTCTTGAGAAGAAAAAACATACGTACCTAGACAGATTTGTGTTGAACCTTAAACGACTTCTTAGTAAAATACCAGGAGGTAACAGTAGAGTTGCTACTGTTGCTGGTGCTTTACTTCTAGTTCGTGAAGACCTAGATGTTGAACACACAGATGAATATTTGATGGAGCAATTGACCGTATTGATGGAAAGTCTTGAGTCTAACCAAGGCAAGACATTCATGGATATTATGGAAGATGCTCCAGCTAATGCCACAGGGGCAGCAGTTGCAGGAACAGGTGATGACCCTGTACATTGGAAAAAAGCTAAGAAGCTAAGACTTGGAAAGCGTGGCGACAGACGTTCATATGGTAAGAATATGGACGGTTATGCATTCCTAAGACGAGCAATGAAAAAGGAAGTACGAAATGTTTCGTAATATGATTAAGAAAACGATCCACAAAAGTCAACATGTTCAACGTAATTTTGACTTGAGTAAAGAGATTCCAGAAGAAGATAGAATTGTTATTGAAGAGGCCCTTACACAGTGTCCTAGTAAACAGAATGCAGCATTCTACGATGTTGTCTCTATCACAGATCGTGCAACAATTGAAAAAATCCATGAAACCACAAAAGGTTTTGGTCTTGAAGACGGTACAAATATCACGAATAGTCAGACACTAGCTAATATGTTGTTAGTATTCCTTTCTCGTGAACCACATAAAGAGTTTGTTAGTGATACAGAGAAACGTACAGATGCAGAGATGGCTGTAGGTATTGCAGCAGGTTATACTAACTTCATCTCATCGATGTTAGGTTATGGTACAGGCTGCTGTAAGTGTTACATGACTCATGAACTCCAAGAAATTCTAGTAACTGATCGTGAACCTATCCTAATGATGGGTATTGGTTTCCCTGACGAAGATAGAAACCGTCGCGAACACCATGTTTCAGGTGATATGTTCCCATCACGTAAAAAAGAAGAAATCCATTTAGAAAGAATTGACTAATGGCTGCTGTACATACTCTCAAGAAGACTAAGCGTGAAGTAGTATTGAAGATCTACCAGACTGAGAGTGCTGGTGGCACTGTTCAGGTAGAGGCAAATAGTAGCTACATCATGGTTGATGATGAGAATTATGTACAAAGCACGTCAACAGTAGAAGGATCCAGATTCACCATTAAGGAAATATTCTGGGGTGCTAAGAAAGATAAGCAGATTGATATCTCGAGAGTTGACAATGCTGCTGCTAATACTATTCATGGACATTACTACCTTCTGAATGTTGGACATTATGATTTTAATGGCTTCGTTGATGACACATATTCCAATGGTGCTGTTAGAGTAGTAGGGGATGGTCCTTTCCACGTTATACTCAAACTTCATAAGAG